GCACTCCTCCGTTTTTCCGTGGTCATGGTGGTATTAGTATTTCAACCCTTATTCCTCTTTAAGGAAGAAATAAAGAGTATAGTTTACAATGGGTTGAGGGGTAATCAGATGGTTGACCTGACATCACTTGACTGACCAGTGACATCACTTAAAGCTAGTCGGGATGATAGGTGGTTGCTCTGCCTCCTTGGGCTGTGATATACCTCTTAAGCGGGAGATCTCTTCTGTTTCATCTTCGAACGAACACAGGTGACGAATGCCGACTGACGACAATGAAGAAACCCGCGACTTCGGACGAGACCCAGCGGACGACTATGACCGCGCCTTCCGGCTCGCGAAACGCCCTCGCTCTCTCCTCTGCCGAGGCTCCAAACCTGTTCTTGTCGAATATCAGGATGAGGATGGAAACTGGAGATCGAGGATAAAGATGGAGCGGATAAAATTCGACGATAAAGCGAAGGGAGTCTTCCTCGACGAATATCGGAAATGGGGCCGGATCGGTGAAGCTGCGGCGAAGGTCGGGATCACCACCGCAACCGTCCGTCGTCACATGGAGGATGATGAAGACTTCGCTACCGCCTTCCTCGAGTGTGAGAAGGAATACACCGAGAAGCTCATCTCTCACCATCAGGACCTCGTCTTCAACGGCACCGAGAAGGTGAGCTACGATCGCAACGGGAACATTGTCTCCAAGGAGCAGATATTCCCTATCAGGCTTATTGAGCTGGAGCTCAAAAAGCATGATAGCGGCTACAGAGAGAAGCAGGAGATCGCTGTCAACCATTCCGGCGGTGTTCTGGTCGCTCCTGCGGAGATGGGCTCCATTGAAGACTGGGAGAGCCGCTTCAACAAAGCGAAGGACGTCACTCCCGAAGCGGAGGTCGTCCACGAACTCATGCGGCCTCCGGAAGAGGATGAGGATTGACCGATACAAATTGACCGATACGATCTATCCGATGGTCCTCATCTGATGCTCTTCTATATAATCCTCATCTTCTTCCTCGGATAGGAGGATGACGAGATGGGATGGGAGGATAAAGAAGATGAAGATGCGGATGGAGAGATAAGATGTCCAGATAAAAGTCTGCGGAAGACAAATATGACTGTAATTCGCAAACTCCCCGTGGTAGTGTGATGGTAGGGCAATGGTGCCCAAGAACAGAAAGGCAAGTCCCATGATCCGCAAGTCCCTGACCCTCTCCCACGCGGCTGGTCGCTCGGTGTTCACCGGCAAGCTGGCCGACGACAAGGCCTCGCTCCGCGCCGAGGTCGCCATGCTCACCGCCGCCTACTCGCGTGACAACGGTGTGATCCACGTCTGCCGCCCCGGTGTCGCGGTCGGCGCCTCCTTCACCCCGAACAAGCATCCGCGCAACAGCATCGTCGGCGCTCAGTCACCACTCACGGTCTAAGCAGAGCGCCGACGGCAGGCGGTCCTTCCCGACCCGAGGACCGCCTGCTCTTTCTTTGGGCATCCCTCCTCATCATCTTCCGATCTTCTTCCTCGACCGACATCTTCAAATTCGTCCATCGACCGAGTGACTTAATCCGACGACGATGAAGAAGACGCCAATCGACCGAGTGACTTAACTCGAAGAGGAAGAAGAAGACGCGGTCCTCCCTCGATCGGTCCTCATCTTCTTCTTCGTCCGCCATGATCCTGCCACAATCTTGCCACAATCGTGAAATCGTGTCGTTCGTGCAACACTCCTCAAAATCTTCTTCCGCCTTATTCTCGCCACATTCTTCGGCTAGTCGCGCTCGCCCCCGCCGTTCGCAAACAGGCAACAAACTTTTTATCTTCCGGTCGCAATTAGGGCTTGCAGTCGGTGCGGGGTGGGCGTATATGTAGGTCATAGGCAGCGCGGTGCTGCCTACCAACCCAAGAAGGAAGTTCCAAATGGCTACCACCAAAACCGCCCCCGTCGCCACCGTCGCCAAGAAAACCGCGCCGGTCGCCGCCCTCGCCGCCGCCCCCGCCGCGCCTACCTACCTGCTGCGCAGCTACGACCCGGCGACCAAGCAGGGGTGGCCGGTCAAGGCCCAGACGGGCAACAGCATCCGCGCCTACTGCTACACGGTCGCCAAGAAGCTGGCCGAGCAGCACAAGGGCGGGTTCACCGCCGCCCAGTTCGCCGCCGCCCTTGCGGCCAACGCGGCGGGGTCCACCTACAAGCAGCCGTCCACCGGCTGGGGCACCGAAGCCAAGCCCAACGGCGCGGCCCACTCCCACGCCAACTGGTTCGCCAACGCCAAGCAGGCGTGGCTCGTGCCGGTCAGCAAGTAAGCCCACCGGGCGGGGGCACCACCCCCGCCCACCCCCACCACCCACGCCCCTCAGGGGTGCCACAGAGGCCCACGCCATGCCCTACCGCTACCACCCCACCCGCCACACCACCCGCCGCTCCTACGCCCGCTCCTGTGCCGCCCCTGCCCTCGGCCTCGTGGCCTTGCAGGTGGCCCTTGCCATCGGCTCGGTGGCGCTGGCCTATGAGATGTTGGTCCCCGTTGTGGCCCACATCGGCGAGGTCCTGACCCACGCCATGCCCTGACCCGTGCTGCGCTGCGGCGCTCGGCCTGCTGCGCTGCGGCAGGCCCACCCCCACCCCACCCCAAGGGCGCGCCGACCCGACCCGGCCACCCAGCCCGGCCTCGAGCGGACCTACCTGGAACTCATTCAGATCGCTATTAGCATATCAACATCCAAAATTAGAAAAGAAACCAGAGACCAAGGGGGGATCGTGACAATGACAGTCTACGTGGACCAAGCTGTTCATCCATACCGTAGGATGATAATGTGCCATATGGTCGCTGACACCCGAGAGGAAATGGATACAGAAGAAGGACACGCTCTATGAGCACTTCGACATCTCGAAAGGGAAGAGGGACCAAGCCATCAGAAATGGCGCGGTCCCTCTCTCTTCCCGTGAACTCGTCAGAAAACTTCGATCACGAGGAGTTGCTGCTGAGCAAGAGAACAAAGGTGCATCTCTGCCCGGACTGGGACTACATGGCGATCCATGAAGGTTCGCCGGAATTTGAGTGTTGCACTTGCGACAAGTCCCAGCTACAGTGACCAAAGACACCCCTTGATCTTTTGGTGAGTTCTGCCACGCGCAGGCGCTATTTGGGACCCTCGACGGCATGAAATATCCCGATAACGTAATCTGGAAACCGATGGCAGGCAGTCAGGAAGCGTTCCTGAGTGCGACGCCTATCTTCGAAGTGTTGTTTCAAGGGACGCGAGGTGGCGGGAAGACGGACAGTCTGCTCATGTCGTTCTGTATGCACGTTGGAAAGGGTTTCGGCGCTGCCTGGAAAGGCATTCTGTTTCGGCAGACCTACAAGCAGCTTACGGACGTCATCACCAAGACGAAGAAATGGATCCCGCAGATTTGGCCGGAGGCGAAGTTCAACCACTCGGAGCATGTGTGGACGTGGCCGAGCGGAGAGAGCCTGCTGCTGCGTCAATTCGCCAAGCCTGACGACTACTGGAACTATCACGGCCACGAATATCCGTGGATCGGCTGGGAGGAACTCTGCAACTGGGCGACCGACGAAGGCTACAAGCGAATGTTTTCCTGTTGTCGATCTTCGACAAAAGGAATGCCTCGTATGGTTCGTGCCACGACGAACCCGTATGGCCCCGGTCACAACTGGGTGAAGCATCGCTACAAGCCGAACACGATGAACATGATCGTGCGTCGGGACCTTGTAGACGAGGAGGGACGCAAGGAACCTCCTCGTCTCAGCATTCACAGCCACATCAACGAGAACAAAGCTCTGCTCGAGAGCGATCCGGACTACATCGATCGTATCGCTGCTGCTGCGCGGAACGAGGCGGAGAAGAAAGCGTGGCTCGAGGGTTCGTGGGACATCGTCTCCGGGGGCATGTTTGACGATGTGTGGAACCCGAAGTTCAATCTGCTCTCATCGTTTGAGATCCCCGAGTCGTGGAAGATCGTTCGGAGCTTCGACTGGGGCGCTTCCAAGCCGTTCTCCGTCGGCTGGTGGGCGATTTCGGATGGCAGTGACGTCTCTCTTGGGCAGAACCTCTGGCGATCGACGGTTCGCGGCGATGTATTTCGCGTTCGTGAGTGGTATGGCTCCACTGGGAAGCCCAATGAGGGACTGGACCTGCTCGCCTCCGACATCTCGGAAGGTATTGTGAAGAGAGAACTGGAGTGGGGCTGGCGTCGCCGGGGTGAAAACTGGTGCCGAGTGAAGGCTGGTGTCGCTGACAGTCAGATTTTCGCTGCTGAGAACGGTAACTGCATCGCTACGGATATGAAAGTTCGTATTCGATTGGACGATGGCTTCAAATATCCAGGCATCATGTGGAACCCGGCTGACAAGAGACCCGGTTCGCGGGCCACAGGTTGGACCCAAATGCGTCAGAAGATGAAAAACGCATGGCCGAACATCAAAGAAGTGAATGGAGAGAAGCGACTTTATCCTCGTGAGAAGCCTGGACTGTTCGTTTTCGATACCTGCAAGGCATTCATTGAGACAATTCCGGTCCTTCCTCGTGATGAGAAGGACATGGACGATATCAACACGGATGCCGAGGACCACATCGCTGACGAAACCCGATATCTGGTTCGCTGGGTGGGTTCGCCGGGTTCTTCTGGTGTGACGACAGGACATTATTGAAACAAACCGCTTGCCAAGAGGCAGGCGCTAGAGTAGCTTGACCGCCATGAACACCAATCTTTCGTCCCAGCACCCGTCCTACGCTCTGGTTTCACCGGACTGGACCCTCATGCGCGATGCGTATAAGGGTGAGAGGCAGGTCAAGTCGAAAAACACGACCTATCTGCCCTTCACGAGTTCGCAAGTGGCTGATGGTGCGATCACCAGCACGACCTCGATCGGTTTCAAGGCTTACGAGGCCTACAAACTTCGTGCTCGTTTCCCGAATTTCGTCCGGGAAGCGGTTCAGATGGCAATCGGCATGATGCACTCGCAGCCAGCCGAGATCAAGCTGCCCAAAGCAATGGAGAAGATCACCTCTCGCATGGGCGAGCCTCTGCAAGTGATCCTGCGTCGCATCAACACCGAGCAGTTGCTGACTGGTCGCATCGGTCTGATGGCCGATATGCCGACAAACCCAGCCCTCGGTGAGGACTTGCCGTATCTGGCGACCTACAACACCGAACGACTGATCAACTGGGACGATGGTCGGGTCGAGCAGCTTGTTCCGCAGAAGCTGAACCTCGTTGTGATCAACGAGAGCGAGCAGAAGCGCAGCGATGGCTTCAACTGGAGCCTCGACACGAAGTATCGCGTCCTTGTTCTGGGCAAGACCGACGAGAACGTCCCTTCCGGACAATACCGCCAAGGTGTGTTCGCAGAGAGCGAATACAGCGAGGGTGGTCTCAAGATTCCGACGTGGCGTGGCCGCGAACTTCAGGAAATTCCTTTCGTCTTCATCAATTCCTGCGATATCACGCCGGAAGTGGACGATCCTCCCCTGCTCGATCTCGGCAATGCCTGCATGACGATCTATCGCGGTGAGGCAGACTATCGCCAGAACCTGTTCATGCAGGGTCAAGATACTTTCGTCACCATTGGCGGCGGCTTCGATGAAACTGATGCGGTGCGAACTGGCGTCGGTGCTCGAATTGATGTGCCTCAAGGCGGTGATGCGAAATACGTCGGCGTAAATGGCAGCGGCCTGAGCGAACAGCGTCAGGCACTGGAACGGCTCGAATCTCGAGCCGGATCAATGGGCGCTCAAACGCTGGACAGCACGTCCAGACAGCGTGAAAGCGGAGACAGCCTTCGCATTCGGGTCGCTGCACGAACTGCGGACATGAACCAGATCGCCGATACGGGCGCTGCCGGTCTCGAACAGGTCCTGAAGACCTGTGCGAAATGGATGGGCGAGAACCCGGACGACGTGAAGGTCCTTCCGAACAAAGAATTCGGCGAAATGCCGCTCACCGGCCAGACGATGGTCGAAATCGCAACGGCTCGCAACCTTGGCTGGCCGATCAGTGCGAAATCGATGCACGACCTGTCCCGCAAGCGGCGGCTCACGACCAAGACCTTCGATGAAGAGCTCAAGGAAGCCGAGAAAGAACAGAAGGACGAGAACTTCGTCTTTTCGAAGCCTGCGACGGGAAGTCAAGCCCCCGTCCAGCCCAACGACCCGAACAATCCCAATGGGGGAGACACGGGCGGTGGGAAACCCAAGGGACAGACGACCAATCCCTCTGGGAGAACGCCCAAGTAAGTCCGCGCTGTGGACATAACAAAACCGAGGTGATCTCGGTGCAGATAGGAGACGGATATGGATCCGCTTGAACTTTCCTACGACAAAATGGACGCAGTGCCTGAGGCCTTCCGTCCGCTCTACGAAGAGAAGGACGGGAAAGCTGTTCTCACCCGTATCAACGGGATGAAGACGCAGCAGGACGTTTTCAACGTCCAGGAAGCGCTCCGCAAAGAGCGCGAAGATCACGGCAAGACGCGTGATGCGTTCAAACCGTGGAAAGCCTTCGGCGACGACCCGAATGCTCTGCAGACCAAGCTCGATCGCATCGCTGAACTCGAGGCTGCCGCTGGCGGCAAGCTCGACGACGCCGCGATCAACAAGCTGGTGGAGGCTCGCCTTGGGCAGAAGACCGCCCCGCTCGAACGTCAGCTCAAGGACATCGCCGGCGAACGCGATACCGCTGTTTCGGAGCGTGACGCTCTGCGCGCGGCCATCCAGCGCCGGGACATGAACGATGTCGTCCGGGCTGTTGCTACCGAGATGAAGGTTCTGGCGACTGCCATCCCCGATGTGGAAATGGTGGCTGCTTCCTACCTCGAACGCGATCCGACTTCCGGCGAATTCATCGTGAAGGCCGACGCCAAGGGTGTGACGCCCGGCAGCGATCTCAAGGGCTTCATGAAGGAGATGCAGAAGCTCCGTCCTCACTGGTGGCCTGCTTCGCAGGGTGGTGGTGCTGGCGGTGGCGGCGGGTTCGACAACATCGATGACAACCCGTGGTCGCCGAAGGGCTGGAACCTCACGAAGCAGGGTGCCTACGTGAAAGAGCACGGCATGGCGAAAGCCGAGCTTGCGGCGAAAGCTGCGAACTCGCGTGTCGGTGCAACTCGGCCGACCCAGCCGAGCAAATGAGCCTTGCGCCCCGCGCTGTCGGGGCGTATATAGGCAGGGCAGGGGCGGGGTGTGGTAGCCGACCGCCGCTGTGCCCGGCAGGAAACTGCCAGTCCCCCGGTTGAGCACACCGCGCTCCCGGGGGACACTTCTACCGAGCCCAGCGGACACTGGGTATACTCTCACGTGGACCCGGCTGTCCGGCTGGCGAGGAGAGTGGTAGGTGCCCCGGCGACTTCCTCCTCCCTGTCGCCGGGGCATTTCGCAACAAAAACACTGTTGCCATTCCCGCAAGCTCCAGCTATGTTGACCCTGTTTTCTGATGGCATGGGTCATCACCAGAACCGGCGAACGTGGGTTCGCGATCCCCAACTCGAAAGGAACACACAATGGCCGCAGGTCCGGCAGTTCGGGTGAGCGACGTCATCGTCCCCGAAATCTTCACTCCCTACACGCAGACCCTCACCGAGCAGAAGTCGCGTCTGGTCCAGTCCGGCCTCCTGGCTCGCTCGGCCACCCTCGACGAGAAACTCGGCGGCGGCGGCATCACCTTCAACGTGCCGTCGTTCAACGACCTGGACAACGATGCCGATCGCATCTCGACCGACACTTCGGTGCCGTTCGCCGATGCCGACGCTTCGCTCCCGGCCGGTGTGGCGCGTCCGCCCAATCCGCTGAAGATCGGCAGCAAGAAGGAAATCGCTGTTCGTCTGAACCGGAACAACTCCTGGTCGAGCACCGACCTCGCTGCGATCCTCGCCGGCGTCGATCCCATGAACGCCATCGCGGACCGCGTCGCGGCCTACTGGACCCGGCGTCTGCAAGCCGCCTTCATCGCCACCTGGAACGGTGTCATCGCGGACAACGCCGCGAACGACTCGGGCGATTACATCAACAACATCTCGGGCGGCGGCTTCGTCGACGGTGTGACCAACTTCTCGGCGGAAGCCTTCCTCGATGCGGCCCAGACGATGGGCGACTCGCAGGAAGACCTCGTCGCGGTAGCGGTCCACTCGGTGGTCTACAACCGGATGCTGAAGAACAACCTGATCGACTTCATTCAGGACAGCATCAACGGTCAGGCCATCTCGATTCCGACGTTCCTGGGCCGTGAGGTCATCGTCGACGACGGTCTGCCGCGCACCGGCTCCATCTACGATACGTGGCTGTTCGGTTCGGGTGCGACCCAGTTCGGCGTGGGCACTCCCCCGGTCCCGACCGAGATGGATCGCAAGGCTGGTGGCGGCAACGGCGGCGGTCAGGACGTGCTCTACTCGCGCGTCATGTGGTGCATCCACCCGACCGGTCACGCCTGGATCGGCACCGCCGACGATGGTGGCCCGGCGAACACCGGCACGGCCAACGACGACCTCGACGAGGCCGCGTCGTGGAACCGGGTCTACACCGAGCGGAAGCAGATCAAGTTCGCTCGCCTCGTCACCCGCGAAGCGTAATCGGGAGGGCTTCGGCCCTCCCTCCAACTTCTGGAGGACGAAGACATGAGCAAAGGACTGCCCCGCTCTCTGGCACGAGGCAACCAGTCGCAGGAAGCTGTGACCAAGTTGCGTCTGCCGATCAAGCATCAGATCACCGTCACTGCGACCGGCGCTGCCATCGGCTTCGGTTCGGTCGTCATCGGTGGTTTGCCGGAAGCCTATCTGAAGATCCTCGCGGCTGCTGTCGTGGTGAACTTCACTGGTCCCGGCAGCGCCAATCTCACGGACACGTGGGATGGTGACTTCGGCCTCGGCTCCACCCCCGCCAGCGATGCGACCATCACGGGTGGTGACGTGGACCTGATCGCCAGCACTGCTCTCGGCGCCGCGACGGCCGAGGTCTCGCCCACGAAGACCGTCATCAACAACACCGGGCTCAACCTGGACAATACCGATGGCGCTCTCGAGGTGAACCTCAACCTCCTCGTGGACGCGGCCAACATCGTCGACGATACGGCGGTTGTGATCACGGCCAACGGGTATGCGGAAATCACTCTGCTGACCCTTCTGGACAATACCGATGGCGCTCTCGAGGTGAACCCCAACTAATGAGGCGAGCCCTCTTGGGCTCCCTCACCAAACCCAGATGAGGTAGAAAATGGATATCAAGGAAGCACTCTCGCAACTCGACACTCTGGACGACAACCTGTGGACCCAGGATGGTTCGCCCAAGATCGAGGCGGTCAGTGACCTCGTCGGGAACAAGGTCACGCGGGCCGAAATCCTCGAAGCCGCGCCGAAGTTCTCCCGGGAGAACCCGGACACGTCCGCTTCGGACGATGAAACCAAGCCGAACGACGAGACCAAGCAGGACGAGGCCGAGGTTGCCTCCGACGAAGACTTCTCGCTGCTGGATGATCTGGAAGCCAGCAAGCCGATGTCGCCGGCCGATCTCGCCGAGAAGGTGCTGAAGAAACTGCCGCCCAAGCAGCTTCCGATGGCCGAGGAAGTGCTGAAGAAACAACTCGCCATGCTGGAGGCCCACGAGAAGGAGGTCGCCGAGGCGAAGCGCAATCTGAAGCTCGGTCTCGCCACGACCCGCACCTGGATCAAGTCACTGATCCACGATATGTCGAACCAGGAAGCGATCCAGGACTACATCAAGAAGTCGCACGAGGCGCGGGCGCGGAAAGCCAACGCCATCCAGACGGCTCTCGGTGGTCTGCGTCCGTCGGACATCGCCAAGCTCGATCCGCGCGCTCCGATCGACAAGGCGTTCGCCCGCAAGGACTCGCGTGGCACCGCTCGTCCGACGGGACGGTGATCCATGGCACTCGGCCGTCAGCCCACGGAACGGCGTAGGGAGGCGGCTCGTAAGAGCCGCTTTTCGAGCTTGATTGCTTCGCCGTTCGATATGGGAACGGTCGGTGCAACCAATCCTTCGCCGAACGCTCTCGCTCTCCCCGCCGCAGGGGTGATCGGTATCTCATTCAGCACTGGCATCACTGCTGGACAGATCACCATCGAGACAGGCGCTGGTCGCTCCTTGGGTGTCCCTGACCTCGCTGCTGATGCCATTCACCGCTTGGGGTTCTTCGAACCTGGAGTGACGCTCACTGTCACTGGTGCAATCGCCGGCACTGCGACGCTGCACTATCTCGATGACTGGCGTCGCTCTGCAGCAATCGCAACCGGAGTGTTCACATGACTTTGATCGTTGAAAATGGCTCCGGCATCTACGAGGCGAATGCTTACGCTGGTCGCGGTTTCATCCGCGACTATTTGACGAGACGCAACCGCGCAACCTCGTGGGACGCTTCAACCGAAGCCCAGAGAGACGCAGCCTGCATCGCGGCCACCGATTATATCGATCGTCGCTTCGGTCATCGTTTCAAGGGTCAGAAACTCTATTCGGCTCTTTCTGTCTACGCCAGCAACGTTCTGCAAATTCGCGCGACCCCTGCGGACGGTGATACTGTCACAATCGGGACCGTCACCTACACTTTCCGCGCTGCCGCCACCACGGCCAATGAAGTGACCATTGGTAGCGACTCCTCAGAGGCCGCTGGAGCCCTTGTGGCGGCTGTGCTGGGCACGGGTGGGGGTGTGGGCACGGTGGCCCATCCAAGCGCCTCTGCGGCCCTCCTGGACGCTCCGGGGGACGTCATTGTGCGGGCGCTGGTGGCCGGTGCGCTGGCTGACCCCATTGCCACCACTTCGAGCACTGCCAATCTGGCCTGGGACTATGCTGAGCTGACTGGTGGAGACGATGATGCCGAGCAAGTTCTGCAATGGCCTCGCGACTATGCTTATTCTCGTGATGGCAATCTCGTGGAAGGCATTCCGCTTCAACTCAAGCAAGCCGTTGCCGAATATGCAGAAAGAGCGCTCACTGGGGCGCTGATGCCTGATCCCACAGTCGATGAGAGCGGTGCGGCTCGCACCTATGCTCGTGAAAAGGTCGGCCCGCTCGAAACCGAATATCGGTATGCTGGTGGTTCGTCCATGCAGATCTTCCAGAAGTATCCTGCCGCTGATCGTCTGCTGATCGATCTGCTGGTGGACGTTGGAGGGGTCTATCGGTAATGGCTGTCAACTATGCCAAGCTCGCGCTGACTGCCAAGCGTCTTATCAGTGAGAATGGTCGGACGGTTCAACTCGTCCGCCCTTCCGAGACGCCTGCTGATGTCAATGCTCCTTGGAATGGAAGTCTCAACACCGAGACGACATATGACGTTCCGGCGGTCCAGCTTCTGCCGAACGCTGTGCGTGTCTTTGGGCTTTCTGCCCTCGGTGAAGCTGGAATGTTGCAAGGGCTCGTTTCGGTTGCTGAACTTGTCTACGTCGTGTTCCAAGAGGAACTCGATCTCAAGCAGTTTACGTTCGTTCGTGATGGTGGCGTCGATTTCACTATCGAAGCTGTTCAAATGCTGAAACCTGCGAACACCACAATTCTTGGCTTCATTGGGGTGAGACGATGAGCAACCTCACTTTCACCCAAGCGGCCGACGATATTCTCAAGCTCCTGAAAGCCGCGTGGGACCCGACCGGGTATACCCTGTTCTACGAGGACACACGGGATCAACGAGATGAGGATCAGTCGCCGTGGGCGATGGTCGTTGTTCGCCATGCGGCGGGTCAGCAAGATAGTCTTGGCGGTGTCGGCGGCAGGAGTTTCCTGCGCCTCGGCGTTGTCATTGTCACCATCCACACTCCATCCGGTTCTGGCTTGTCAACCGCCTATGCCTTGGCTAAGGTAGTGGCCGACGCCTATGAGGGCGTTTCTTCACCCAACGGAGTTTGGTTCCGCAACGTTCGTATCAATGAGCTTGGCCGGGATGGCACTTTCTTCCAGACCAACGTCCTCATTGATTTCGAATACACTGAAATCAAGTAAGGAGGCCATTGATGGCTACGGTCCCGAAGATCGACTCCAATATCACCGGCCTCGCCTATGCCGAAGAAGCGGCACTCGGCTATCTCCCCGGTGAAGGCGGCTATGGCGGAACCCCGAAGTGGTATCGCCTCAATCCCAACAGCTACAGCGATTTCGGCGGCGAAGTCGTGACCGTGGCTCCCAACCCGATCAACCCCTCCCGCCAGCGGCGCAAGGGTGTGACGACTGACCTGAACGCGAACGGTGGTTTCAACCACAACATCACGTTCGAGAACCTGACCGATCTGATGCAGGGTGTCATGTTCGCCGATATCCGGGCCAAGGGTCAGGAAGCGGTGACTGCCGTCGATGCTTCCGGTGCTCCCGATGTCTACGAAGTCGCGGCGACTGCCGGGTTCGTGGTCGGCAACCTGATCAAAGGTCGCGGTTTCAGCAACTCGGCGAACAATGGTGTCAACGTCGTGACCGCTGTCACGCTGAACACGTCGATCGGTGTCGCTGATGCCTCGCTCACCACGGAGGCCTCGCCGCCCAGTGATGCGGACATCGTGGTCGTCGGCTATCAGTTCGGCGATGCTGATGCGGAAATCGACGCCACGGGGAACCTGCCCAAGCTGGTCTCCAATGGCGGCGGTCTCGCCGACTTCACCACGCTCGGTCTCGTGGTCGGTCAGTGGGTCTACATCGGTGGTGATGTCTCGGCCAACAACTTCGCCGGCGCGACGAACAACGGTTTCAAACGCATCCGCTCGATCGCTGCTGATGGCATCACGTTCGACAAGTCGGACGGCGTGATGACCAACGAAGTCGCTGCGGCTGGCAAGACGGTGCGCCTGTTCTACGGCGATGTGCTTCGCAACGAAACGGGCTCGCTGATCAAGCGCCGGACCTACAACGTCGAACGGACCCTCGGTGCTCCCGACGACTCGCTTCCGGCGCAAATCCAGTCCGAAGTGCTGATCGGTGCCGTGCCGAACGAGTTCACGCTCAACATTCCGCAGGCAAACCTTGCGAACGTTGATCTGACCTTCGTCGCCACGGACAACGCTCAGCGCGATGGCGCGACCGGCCCGAAACAGGCGAGCGTCGCCGAATTTCGCGCGGCTTCGGAATACAACACTTCCAGCGACATCGGTCGTATCCGGCTGGCGGTCGTGTCCGATGTCAACGAAGCTCCGTCTGCGCTGTTCGCCTACGTTACCGAAGCGACGATCACCATCAACAACAACGTCACGCCCAACAAGGCGGTCGGTGTTCTCGGTGCATTCGACGTGACGGCCGGGACGTTCACCGTCTCGGGGAGCCTGACGGCCTACTTCGCCAGCGTCGCCGCGACCCAGCAGGTTCGCAACAACGGCAGCGTGACCCTGGACGTCTCGTTCGTCAAGGACAACACGGCGATGGTCTTCGACATGCCGCTCATCTCCTTGGGCGATGGGCGTCTCAAGGTTGAAGTCGATCAGCCGATCACCCTGCCGCTCAACACCGATGCGGCTTCGGGTCAGGACGTGGACGAGAACCTCGATCACACGCTCCTGGTCACCTACTTCCATTATGTCCCGAACGCGGCGTAATGGTCCAAGACACGGGCTGAAATAACGCCCCGACCGGGGAAGAGCCGGTCACCGCCCACCTAGAATAGGAGATGCAAGATGGGTATGTATGATATCTTCGAAACCGACGAAGATCTCGAAACGACTGGCATCTGGCTCGACTACGGCGACTTCCGCCTGAAAGTCGCGTCGGCTGGTCAGGGGAACAAGAAATACGTTCGCTACGCCGAGAAAGCTCTGAAGCCGATCCGTCGCGCCATGCAAGCCGGTGCGGTTTCCAACGAGCGCTCGCTGGCGATCATGTCGGACATCTTCGCCAAGACCATCGTGCTGGACTGGCAGGTGAAAGTCGACGATGCCTGGAAGTCCGGGATCGAAGGTCGGGACGGCGACATTCTCCCGTTCAACTATGACAACGTCATCGCGACGTTCTCCGCTCTTCCCAACCTGTTCATGGACATTCAGGAGCAGGCTCAGTCCATCGCCAACTTCCGGAAGGCCGAACTCGAGGACGACTCGGGAAACTAACCGAAGTGCTGGAGTATCAACTCCAGCAGGGACACGTAGAGCAGCAGATCATTGAGCAGGCCGTGAAAGCTGGCCTGCCCATACCTGCTCGCATTGAAAATGCCCCTAGCATTATGCCCGGCCTGGAGCTATACTATCTAGGGTTTCTGGAGCTTACCTCGTCGCGTCAAATCGGCATGGGTGTAGGTCCAATCCCTTGGCTCGCGATCGAGCAATACTGCGTAATGAAAGGTCTGGACGAAGAACAATCTGAGGCAATGCACCATCATATCGTCCAGATGGACACGGTGTATCTCAGATATCAAGCCGCGAAGAGTAAGTGATGCCCACCCTCCAATTCTCCAAGAATATGTTCCGCAGGGGCCGTCAGGTGGAGAACTCCGCCTCGAAGCTCGTGCGGAGTATGGCGAAGAAGACGTTGGCATCACTCGTGGTGAACACCAAAGTCGATACCGGTGAAGCTCGTTCCAACTGGCGTGTCGGTGTCGGCAATCCCACTCGTGCTGTTATCAAGCCATATGCTCCCTATCCCAAGCACTCCAAAGGTGCTGGACAAGGGGCCTCAGAAACCGCCAATGCTCAGGCAACGATTGCCGCAGGCAACGCTCGCATCGACAGTGTGCGAGGGAAGTCCGGTGTCGGTCTGACTACCAGCATCTATATTTCGAACAATGTTCCTCACATCGACAAAGCACTGATCGCAGGCGGCGTTGAGGTTTCTATTCGTGAAGCCCAAGCAGTTGTCCGTGGTTTCAGGGTCTTCGATCCCAGGAACGATGATGAGGGTGGTGACATCTGATGGTGACTGAAAACGTCAACATTCGCTTCGTAGAGAGCGGTGCCCGCGTTGTCAAACGCAAGATCGACGAAATTGGTGAAGCAGCGAACAACGCCACTCGTGGCCTCTTCCTCCTCAAGCGGGCTCTGTTCGTTATCGGCGGTGCTGGTCTGGTGTCGACGCTGGCGAGCTATGCTGATGCTCTCACCAATATGGAGAACCGTCTCCGTCTGACTTCCTCGAGCACTCAAAATCTCGAGGCAGTTCAAGACGCTCTGTTCGCTTCTGCCAATCGTTCCCGCTCTGCGGTTGAAGCGACTGGCGAAATCTACACCCGCGTCGCCCTGTCTGCAAGGAACCTCGGGGTGAGCCAGCAAGATGTGATCAGCGTCACCGAGACGCTCCAGAAAGCTGCTGTTATCTCCGGTGCGTCTGCTCGAGAAGCCAACGCTGCCCTGATCCAGCTTGGGCAGGGCCTCGCCTCGAACCGCCTGAGCGGCGACGAACTTCGTTCTGTTCTGGAACAACTGCCTTACGTCTCCGACCTCATTGTGGACTATCTGAACAAGACCGGCCAGTTCGGCAAGGTCAGTCGTGGTGAACTCCGTCAACTCGGCAAGGAAGGGAAGCTGACTGCGCAGATCGTGTTCGACGCGATCAAGAACTCTCAGCAACAGGTGGACGCTCTGTTCGCCCAAACGAACCCGACAATCGAGCAGGCGTTCAACGTCGCACGAAACAACATCTTGAAGTTCATTGACGACTTCGATGATGCCACTGGTGCGAGTGCTCTGTTCGCAAGAGCGATCATCACTCTTTCCGAACACATCGGAACGTTGGTGAACCTCTTGGGCGTTCTCGCCGGGGTGGCTGTCGCAGTGTTCTCTGCGCGAGCGATCAACAGTGCCTTAGAGTTCGCGAATACGCTGACCAAGTCTGGTGAAGCAGTCGCACGATACTTCTCTATCCAGACCGCCAGTGCAAGGTCGTCTGTCGCTGCTGCTGAAGCTACTGCGATCGACACCCGCGCGAAACTGGAGAACATTCTGGTTCGCCAGACTGCGATCAGAACAACTCTTGCCAATGCTCAGGCTGAATACGCAGAGGCAACTGCGTCGTTCCAGAATGGTCGTGCTCGTGATCTTCAGACTGGTCGGTTCATTGCCAACGAAGCCGCTCGTGACAGGCTCACGGCTGCGACCATCCGTCTGACTGCTGCTGAACGTGCAGAAGCGATTGCTGCTGGTCGTGTCACTGCTCTGCGTGGTGAGCTTGCGCTGGCTGAGAATGCCCAAGCGGCTGCGACCACCCGCCTCGCCACGGCTCAGGTTGCTCAGACTGGTATGGTGGCGCGGCTGGCTGGCTCCTTCCCGCTGCTCACGGGTGTCATCAGGCTGGCTGGCAGTGCCCTCTCTGGACTGTGGGCGCTGCTCCTTGCCAACCCCATCACCGCTATCGTGGTGGCCGTCGGTGCCCTCGTGGCGGCGTTCTTCACTTGGGGCAATGAGATCAAAGTCACTGCTGACGGTGTTGTCGGTCTGAAAGATGCTGTGATCGCAGCTTTCCAGCTTATGTGGGAAGCAATCTCTCCGTTCTTCAGCACTGCCTGGGAATATATTGTCAAGGGTCTCGATTATGCCCGCGACGCGATTGTCGCTGGCGCTGCAATCATGGGTGATGCAATCCTCAGTGCTGCTGAGGCAATGATCGATGCGTTCACCTTCGTTCCTCGCGTTGTGATTGGCGTGGTGAACGGCATCATCGCTGCATTCCAAGCTCTGCCCGGTCAGGCGGCTGCTGTAGCTCAAGGGATCGCCAACGTCCTTATCGAAGGCTTCGAGGCATTCGCCAATGGAGCAATCGCTGCAATCAACAAGGTGATCGGTGCGTTGAACGCTCTGCTGGCCTTTGTCGGTGCTGACAAAGCCGCTGAGTTCTTTGGCATCAAAGGACAGATCACTGAACTCAGCGAAGTCACGCTGCCTCGCTTCAAAGGTGCTGCTGCCGATGCTGGCAAAGCGGCTGGCGACGCATTCGTCAATGGCTTCAATGAAATCTACGAAGGCGGCAAAGTCGCGAACGTGATCGACGGTCTCGCCAATGCTCTTGCCCCTGTTGGGCAGAAGATCATTGATCGTGCCCGTGAGAACATCGCAAATCAACCTGCACCCGGTCAACTTGGTCCGCTCGCTGGTGGAACTGGCACCGGCACCGGAAGCGGAGGCGGGGGTGGAGGCGGTGGTAAGAACGAGAAATCGTTCGCTCAGGAGATCGCCGAACTTCAAAAGAAGATCGAGCTCGAAAAGCAATACGGTCTTCAGAAAGAGATCACCAACAATATTCTCAGCATTGAGAAGTCCATCAAGCGCGAGCTGACTGACGCAGAGAAAGAGCAGGTCGCTACTCAGACCGCTCTGTTGGAGATTGCGAAAATCCAAGGTGAGACCCTCCAGGACATTCTCGGTCCTCAGGAGCAGTTGAAGCTCGGACAGATCGCTCTGAACCAACTGTTCGAGCAGGGCGCAATCTCGCTCGGACAATACAACGACAAACTCCGCGAACTGCAAATCAACGCAGACAAAGCCTCTGGAACTATTGGTGGTGGGTTCCGGGCTGCGATTGCTGGAAGCATCCAGTCTGCAAGCCAATTCGGTGAGGCTCTTGGTGGAGTGCTGGTCGACGCGGCTGGCAAGGCCGCCGATGCGATCGTTGAGTTCGCCAAGACCGGTCGGCTGAACATTCGTCAGTTCTTTGCTGACCTATTCGCTCAGCTTCTCAAGCTGGCAGCGCAGCGTCTCCTTCTGTCCTTCCTCGGTGGCTTCTTGGGCATTCCTGGCGCTGGTCTTGGTGGTGCTGGTGGCGGACTTCACTTTGCGACTGGCGGCTCCATCCTTCCAACAGGTCCAGGGTCGACCGATTCGCAACTGGTTGCATTTGCCAAGAGGCCTGATGAGCGTGTAGACATACTCACGCCGGGTCAGCAGCAAGCCCAGAAGGACGGTCAGGGGAATGGTGGCGGAACGACTGTCGTTCAGTCTCCTCCGGTCAATGTGGCGGCTGTGCTCAGTCCGGACGATATCATCGGCGTGTTCAACAATGGTGGCGACACGCAGATCATCAATATTCTCCAGCGAAATGCCTCGACTGTAAGGCAGATCGCTGGGTCTCGGTAAGGAGAACTCTGAATGCCTTTCACGACTGGCACCGCCGCTACTCCTTCCGAGTTGCTGAACAAGATCAACACTCATCTCGTCGCGAATGGTTGGACCAGACTTCGCGGCGAGACTGATCTCGCGTGTGCCAGCCCGAAGGCTGCTCGTTACTGGCGGCTGATCTGCTGGCGATCTGTCACTGTCGATTTTCGCGGCATTCAGCTTTTCCATCTTCGGACTACTGCTGGTGGTGCGAACCAAGCGACTGTCGGGGCGAATTTCTCGTCCTCATCGACGGGAACTGGTTCACCCGGCAACCTCGTTGCTGGTGGCTCCAACTTCCGCTCTGCCGATATCAATCGTGGTATCTGGACTGTCACTTACGATTTCGGAAGCGCGACCACCATTCGCGAATTCGTGATGCAAGGTGATACGACCGCCAACAACTCGCCGCAGAACTTCGCTTTCCAATGGTCGAACGATGGTCTCACCTGGACCACGATGGTCGAATACTCTGGCGTTTCTTGGGCCTCCGGAGAGACCAAGACGTTCACTGTCACTGATGGTTACGTTCACACGAACCATGTCTCTTCGACCCAACCACGTCGCTCGGGAAGCAACGAAAGTCTTCCTGATGACACTGATTGGTCGAGCAGTGACTTTCGTGCTCTGTCTGAAGATTACTGGGCTTGGCAAGGTCCTGGTTATGATGCGACTCGTCGTGTCTATGTTCATGCTCGTTCCCAGTGCAGACCGAACTCTTCGACGCATGTGATCGAATGGGATTTCTCTATCGGGTATGACAGCAACATCAAAGTCTGGAATACCCAAGAGGGGAACACTGCTCGCTCGATGAGCCATCTCATGGATGCTGGCACTGTGACGTTCTGGCTCTATTCCAACTCGAAACGCATCGTTCTGGTCACCCGTTCTGGTGCTCAGGACTATACGTCTTCTTATGTCGGTTTCATGAGTGCGTTCGGCACTCCAGATGATTATCCGTTCCCACTGTGCATCACGACGACGATGCAGAACCGTTCTGCATATACCTCGATCTCCACCAACGCACAATTGTCATCGTGTGCTGATCCGGGTTACAACGCTGGTTGTGCTCGTCTGTGGAACGGAACTCTGGTATATCCGGAGAACCGTTCGAACAACAATGCCTCCAATCTGTATCTCAACACGCCGAACACTGCTTGGGTCTGGCCGTATCACTTCGGATCGACGAACCGTCCTGTCTGGCCCTATGGTATGGGTTCGGATTATGTGGACTATGATGCGAACCATATCTTCGACTATATGAGAGCAACCGAGCAGAATGAGCTTCCACTCATTCCCTGCATCGTCATGACCGATCCGTATGGGAACATCGGAGTCCTCGATGGTGTGTTCGCAATCCCTTCTGGGAGCATCCTTACTCCTACCCAAGTGATCACCATTGGCGGTCAAGACTATCGTGTCTTCCCCAACAGAACAAGACGTGAACCGATTGCTTGGTTCTGCGTGAGAGAGGACTGATCCATGAGCTACTCCACAGGTTCCGGAGACTATGTCGCGCTGATGGCTGCGGTGCTGGCCCACGCTCAGGCTGATGGCTGGTCTGATACTGGCGGGACGTGGCCGATCAGCAAAGGCAATGTTCGTGGCGTTGACTGGACGACTTACACCGCGACTGAGTTCGATCGCACGTTCACCAACGCGAACCGGACTGTTCGCTATATCAGGATCGCCGTCGGGACCAGTCCTGCGAACGCTATCGCGAACGCTGCACTGACCGACAACTCCGCTCAAGTCGCGAATATGCACTACACGTTCACGACGTGGCATATCTTCTCCGATCCTTCTCTGTGCGACTATATCCATGTCGTTGCGAACTTCTCGAATGGCGTCAATGGTGATTGCTATGTCCACTTCTCGTTCGGTGAGCTGAACAAGAACGGCATGGCTCACACTGCGATCGTCTATGCGACTGGCTCCGCAAAGCGTGGCTATTCGATCAGCACTGCTGCTAACAATACTTGTGATGACTGGAACTGCGCTCACTATGGAAGATCTCTGTCTCCATTCAATGGAACTGCTGGTTTCTCCAGTTCGTGGATGAACTATCATGGGCTGAATGCTCTTTCGTGGATTGTCGATCCGACTGTCAATCCGTTCCCCGGCGCTGGGTGGTTCTCTCCGGATACAGTCTACAATGATGACCAGATTTTCAATACGATTATGAATTCCTCCGGTCCGTGGAGTTCAATCGGAACGAATGATCGTGTTCAATCTACTGAATTCTACTGGGGATCGTATCAGCCTTTCGCAATTCCTGCACCTTACTCTGGCGCTCTGTCGATGGGGCCACTTCCGTTCATCGCGTTGCAAGGTCTGACCACGAGTTCTCAGTGCATGTATCTCGGGGCTTTCCCGAATGTCAGAACCTGTGGAATGGAGAGCTATGTGCCGGGTTCGGTGGTGACCTACGGCGGTGAAGACTGGATGATCTTCCCGATGCTGCGCTCCACTCCTTGGGCTCAGACGCAAGTCCTTGATCTCGTATCCTCTGGAAGGGCTGCGCTCGCATATAAGAAAGTCGTGTAATGCCAGTCATCGCTGACGCACCTATTGCCGCTGTCTGGTCCTCGGATGCAACCGGGGATCGGATCGTCTTGAGTGGCTCCCAAATTCCACATCAGGGGGCAGGATTTCCTGACAACATCGAAGGCATTGCTTTCGGTGGTGATCCTGTTATGAGTGACAACTATACTGTCGTTGATGAAACGTCGTGGAAAGGTGTTGGCTCGTGGAACAGGGTCGCAACTCAGCATGATGACTTCCACTATCGCTTCTGGGTAATTCCTGAAGAGCTTCGCCTTCAGAACCCTCTGGTCGATACTGACATTCCGTTCGTTATCTGGAACACCTATCCGAAGATCGATACCCTCCAGGACATTCTCGTTGCTGGATCGAGTGTCCTGACTTTCAACAAGACCCCTCTGATTAGCACGATCAGGGACTTTGAGTATCAGACCATCCTGATGCGGATCGGACCCGGCGAACCCAACGTGGACGCGCTGGTCGACTTCGTGTATCAGAATGGCGATGCAATCTTCCCTGTTATCGCTATCGTGTCGGAAACCTTCAATCTCATTCCGGACGTTCCGGTTGATGAGACGTGGGAATATCTGACTGATATCATGACTTCCTATAATGGAAGTGAGCAGCGCATTAGCCTGCGCGATGATCCTCGTCGCACGTTGAATTTCACTGTCGATATCATCGATATGCAGGATCGTCGTGAACAATATGAACTCCTGTTCAAGAACATGGCTTTGCAGGCTATCGTTCCGAACTACCATCATGCTGCGAAGCTGACTGCTCCTTCACCGATCGCTTCCAACAGACTCTACTTTGATACCTCGCAAACTCAAATGCGACTTGGTGAAGGTATCGCGATCATCAACGTCCAAACCAAGAAGGCTTTCATCTTCAACGTGACGACCATCTATTCGGATGGCGTTGATATCGGCTCCTCCTTGGGTGAGGCCCTCACGACTGGGAACTATGTCTATCCTGCCCATGCGATGATCCTCAAGGCAAATTCCGGTATGACGATGCAGACTGTCACCGGAAAGCTGGAAATTCAGGCTGAGAGCTTCGGTGCCTACACTCTTCCGAGGCCCAACGCAACGCCGACCATCGAAACTCTCGATGGCTACAATATCATGACCATCCGTCCTCTGGCTGGAGCAGAAGAGTTGTTTACTCGCGATGCTGAGGTCATGGACTTCGAGACTGGCGTGAAAACCATTCTCAGGACTGCGAACCCTCACGTCATCATTTCTGGTCAACGTCAGTGGCTGATCAATCGCTATGGTCCTTCTGCAAAAGAAGACTATATGCGTGAATTCATCAATCAGGTGAAGGGTGCCCAAAAGGCATGGCTGATACCGACGTGGTTCCCCGATCTCACGCTTGCACCGATCGCGACCCCCACTGCTTTGAACGGTGTTATCCAGATCAACGAAATCAACTATGGGACTCTTCTCTTCCCGTATGATACGTGGAAGCGGATCATGATCCAGTATGATAATCTTCCTGCGACTTATCACACAGTCACCAGCGCGACCACTCGTGATGATGGCTATGTCGATCTCGCATTCTCTCCTCCTCTGCCCGATGATCCTGAAGTTGCCAACATCAAGATGATCAGCTTCTTGCTGAAAGTCCGTGGTGATGATACGATCCGTCGGCGTCACGATCACCGTGATACGACCTACTCTTGGGCTGTCACCACAACGGATGCAGGCTGATGGCATATCAAACTGATGAAACGAGTATTCAGGGTGGACGTCCCAGAGAAGTGTATCGCTTCACTGGAACCTACAACACCTATCGTATGACGAGTTTTTCTACCACTCTCGTTGTGAATGGTGAAACATATTCTCCCATCACGATCAGTCGTGATGCACTCAAGGTGGGGACCCAAGAGGAGGACCAACTGGCCCTCGAAATCAGTATGCCGTTCACGCATCCTATGGTTCGTGAATATGCCTACGATCAGGCTCCGCCAACTCTCGTTTGCGAAATTTTCCGTGTCCACGCAACTGATCTCAATGACACTGTTCTCCTGTGGAAAGGTCGCGTCACCTCTTTCACGGTTGAAGGGCAGTTGGCAAAGATCAGGGTGCCTGCCATCTTCGGCTATATCATGGCTGGCTCTGCTCCTACGCCTCGCTATCAGGGGCCGTGCAACCATCTGCTCTACGATGCTCGTTGCGGTGTCTCTGAAGCAGCGAACAAGCACTCCACCACCGTCACCGGGTTCTCCAACAATATTGTCAGTGTTGGAAGCAATCCCTACGGACCTGCCGATATTCTCGCTGGTATGATCAGACTGGTATCATCTGGTGAGAGCAGAATGATCACCAATGTCACTGCAACTGATATCACTGTGAGCTATCCGTTCTCGAAGCTAGAGATCGGAAACCCTGTCGAAATTCTTAGGGGTTGCGCACATGACTTCGATACGTGTAAGGTGAAATTCGCCAATGGTCCACGCTTTGGCGGCACCCCACTCGTCCCTGGACGCAATCCTTTCACGGGTAAGATATGATCTGGTTCACGCTCGCTCTCTTTCTCGTTTCGTTTGTCATCACGGCTCTTCTGGCTCCCAAGCCGGAATTCGAAAACGCCCGTGCTGACGAGCTTGATCCGAACAACTTCCCGATGGCGAGCGAGAACTCTCCCATCCCTCTTGTCCTTGGGCGAGTTCGCCTGAATGCACCGAACACTCTGTGGTATGGAGACTTCGAAGCGGTCGCCATCACGGAGAAAGTCAAGACTGGCTTGTTCAGCTCGAAAAGGGTGACCGTCGGTCACAAGTATTACCTCGGCCTTGATATGGGCCTTGCGCTCGGACCGGGTGTCGTTCTGCGTGAAGTCTATATCGATGAGACTCTTGCATGGTCCGGCGATACGACTGGCGGAACAGAGACCGTTATCAACATCAGCGCAAGCGATCTGTTTGGTGGCTACAAGAACGGCGGTGGCTGGGGAAGCACCGGCAAGTTCTACAGCGGCAGCTTCACGCAGAATGTCAATACCTATGTTGAAGGCCAAGTCGGCTCGGGGAACGTCCCTGCCTATAATGGCATGGCTCACATGGTCTTCGAACACGCCTACATCGGAGAGAGTGCTTCTCTTCGCAAGATGGCATTCGTTCTGGAGTGCTACACGAACTCTCTCGGCCTGCCTGACAACGGAACCATCAACTCCGGTGTCGATATGAACCCGGCTGAGGCAATCTATCAGATCATGGTCGATACTTGGAGAGGTCTCGGTATCGCTGTTTCTGATATTGATCTGGTGGCTCTGCAGACTGTTGGTCAGGTCCTCTGGGAAGAACAGAATGGTGTATCCATTCTCGTTACCTCGGAGTCTGATGGTGCTCGTCTGATCAGCGAAATTCTGCGCCAGATCGATGGCATCATGTATCAGGATCCTGACAGTGGCAAAGTCACGATCAGCTTGATCCGCGATGACTATGATATCGATCTGATCCCTGAATTCGATGAGAACGATATCGCTGTCGTTCGCAGCTTCACCCGCACGTCGTGGGACGAAGTTCAATCGCAAGTGAAAGTGTCCTTCCCGCAACGCGATAGTGAAAGTGAAGCTGTCGCAATCTCCCAGGACATGGCAGTTGTCGCCACTCTGGGTAAGCTCCGCACTACCACGCTCAGCTTCCCGTTCTGCTATGATCCTGATACTGCGAATGAGATTGCATCTCGTGAGAGAGCCCAAAGGTCGGTTCCGCTGTTCCGCGCCACGATCGAAGTCAACCGGAACGCGAACACTCTGCGTCCTGGATCGCCTTTCAAGTTCTCTTGGGCTGACTATGGCATCGTTGATCTGGTCATGCGGGTGCAGCGTTTTGATCTTGGTGAACTGACCAAGGGCAAGATCGTCATCGAAGCTCTTCAGGACAAGTTTGCTCTGAGTGATGTCGTGTTCAGTTCTCCGCAAAGCAGTGGGTGGGTTCCTGTCACTCTCACTCCGTCCGATATCATCACGTATCGTCTGGTTCAGATGCCGAGGTTCTTCACCAACAAGTTGGAGAACCCCATCACTTCTGAGAGAGTCGGTCTTTTGCCAGTTGCAGCGAAGCCCAGTGGGGTCTCGACGACCTATTCCGTGAACGTTCAGCTTCCTGGAGAGGCTCTGGCTGATACGTCTGATGATCCTAAGGACGTCATCTACGAAGGCTCTGGTCTGCTGTCCATCGCTTATCCAAGAAGCAATGGTTTCGTGTCTGGAAAAGATACGACTGTTGGTATCTCGTTGACCTCGGTCGTTGGCTCTTTCAATACTGTAACCGCAAGTGATGTTATCAACGGCTACGAGAACATCATTCTCGTAAACAACGAGTTTATGGCTTTCGAAACCGCAGTCGACGGCGGCAGTGGAAACTGGACCCTGACCAATGTCTATCGCGGACTGTTCGGCAGTCCGATTGAAGATCACAGCATCGGCGCTCGTGTCTATTCTGTGCCGACCGGTGCATTCAACTCCGGCGCTATCAACATCTTCCCTGATGGACAAACCTATAACCATCGCTTCCTTGATGGAGCAGGTGGTGTGAAACAGTCGCCTGATGAAGTGACCCCCGTTGCTTATGTCGGCGCATCTACCTATCATAACAACAAGCCTCTTCGACCAAGGAATTTGAAACTTGATGGAATTCGTCAATATGATCATATGATCGATACTGTGGCTTCGAGAACTCTTTCTTGGTCCCGCTCAAATCCGAACTCTGTTTCTGTTTTTCTTGAAAATTCCTCTGATCAAGTTCCACCATGGAACGAGAAATATGATATTGACGTTTACATTTCTGGCGTTAGAAACACAACTCTTTCTGGCAGCGTCGGAGTTGGTGTGACTTCGTATGTTATTCCATTTAACCTGACGTCGATAAATAATCTTGATGCCGAAATCAGGATCAAAGCTATTGATAATGATGCGACAAAAGACGCTGTCTATCTTGCGATCTATCCGATAGATTTGAATCAGATTTATGTTCCTCCTGCTGATCCATACATCGCTAACGTCGTATTGCTAGTTGGTGCTGAAGGTGCCGACGGATCAACTGCTGTTCTTGATGAAAGCCCAGTGGGGAGGGCTTTGACCCTTTCAGGGGCATGTGCAATTGAAACGACGGGAGCTTTGGCAAATACTTCTTCTCTTGCGATTAACCAAGCAAACGAGAGCACTGGCTACTGTCAAGCTGCTTTCTCTGCAGATTTTCAATTCGGAACTGGAGATTTTACTATCGAGGGTTGGGCTAAATCTAACTTCAATCATGCAACTTGGTATCACTCTATTATCGGCAATTTCATAAACTCTAATACCGGGTCTTGGTCTGTGTTTTTGACCAATGACGCTTCCAATAGATTGGTGTTTGTTGTTCAAGGCGGACCTGCGCTAACAACAACAACAGATTTGAACAATAATAGCTTCCACTTCGCTATATCAAGGAATGGGTCAACTCTCAGAATTTTTGTTAACGGCGTGATGGAGCTGAAAAATACGTCATACGGTTCTGTGAATGTTGGAGGGACAACTGCTGTTAGGGTTGGCGGAAACCAAGCTGGTGTGAACGATATGTGGCGCGGGCTGCTTGACGAAATTCGCATCACAAAAGGAGTCGGGAGATATAACTCTGACTCTTCCTTTACACCACAGCCTTGGTATTCGAGGTCCTGATGCGTATGGTTACGACCTCTACGGACGTCCAGGAACGCCGTGGCAGGCTGGCGGGTGGTAGGGTAGCGCCCTGCCCCTGCCCGGTGCCCTGTGGCCGCGCCTGTGGCCGCGCTGGGTGGGCTGTAGCCCATGCCCCCGGCACCAGCACGTCCACAGAGCTCGCAAGGAGGTAGTCACATGCTACTTGGGGTTGTCTTTAGGCGCTATTTGCCTTATATCCTTATCGTGGTCCTGCTCGTGGGAGCAGAATTCTATATCTGGTGGAATGGCTACAACCATGGAGTTGCTGTCACCACCCTGAAATATGAAACCGCAATCCAGAACGAACGCGAACGGCTGACCAAGGCGAATGAAGATGCCTTAGAGGAAGCTCGTAAACGTGAGGCAGAATTGAACCGGCTACTGCGTGAACGAAATGCTACCATTGCAGATCTTGAAGCTGGTGCAGATGCCGATCCGAACGCTGCTCGTCCCGCTGTCTCTGTTGACGGGGTGCGCAGACTCAATCGGGTCCGTTGAGCCGCCCAAGCTGGCTCCTGCACCTGTATCGCTCACGGAGCCATGCGCCCGTCCTGTTCTGCTGCCTGACAGGGAACTGTCACAATCCGAGGTTGAACGCTTCTGGCTTCGTGATCGAGGTAGTCTGGTCACATGTGCTGAGAGGCAACAGGCGCTGAAAGACTTCTACGCCTCTCGTGACAAGAAAATCACGGGAGGTTGAAAATGGAAGCATTTCTCGATTCTATCGGAAGTGTTCTGGCAGGTTACGGCGTCCTCGGTGTCTGGGCGCTATACCTTATCTATCAAAACAATCAAAAAGACAAGATCATTGAGTCTCGTGATGTCAGGATCAACGAGCTGATAGATCGTGCATCGGACCGTGAAATCGAGACTACCAAAATCCTGACTGAGCTCACCATCTTGGTCAGGGCTCTTGGAGGTAAGTAAGATGCAGATTTTCGGTCTCACCTCAAAAGCAGTCACGGCTACCAGAAAAGTGGCAGATGAGAAATTCGATCAAGCCTCGAGGCATCTGGATCGTCTGGCTGCACAACGAGAGGCAATCCGTGAGCAGCTATCGCTCGCACTGAAACAAGTAATCGAGGACGGCAAGAGCGATGAACGTAATCACTGACTGGCTTCACAAGGCCACCATCTGGGACTGGATGACCAACGTCACTGGTTTCATCGCCATCGGAATGCTGGCACTGCTCATCTTTGGGTTTCGTCGGTATGTCCGTCGTCCGCGTGAAGCACCCATCGATTTCATCGGGACCGGCATCTGGATGATGGCGCTTTTCCAAATGATGCGAATGTTCTACTGGGACATTCTGCCTGACGTTCTTGATGTCAGCTGGAAAGAGGACTATGGTATCACTGGCAGTCACATCAACTGGTTCTTCAATATTCTTATTATCATCGGCGTGTGGTTCAAGCTGAAAGGCTACTGGATCATTGTCGATGATAAGGCACCGGGGCAATATTCGATTTTCACCGCCGTCTTCTATCCCAAGAGGCTTCGGCTGTGGCTCGAGTCCAAGAACGAAATAACTTCAGAAAAGGAGTGACAGAATGACTGCGGCGAACTTCGATCAATGCACGACGTGGGTTCTGGTTCATGAGGGTGGCTATGTCAATCATCCGAAAGACCCCGGCGGAGCCACGAACAAAGGTGTGATCCAGCGCACCTATGACGGCTTCCGTGATCGCATGGACCTGCCGCGTCGTTCGGTGAAAGAGATCACCAATGCCGAGGTCTGGCAAATCTACAAAGAGCAGTATTGGGATCGCGTGTTTGGCGATGCCCTGCCTGCTGGCCTCGACTATGCGATGTATGATTTCGCCATCAACTCCGGTGTCGCGAAAGCCGTCAAGTTCCTTCAGTCCCTCTTGGGCGTCTCGCAGGACGGCGTGATGGGCAACGTCACTTTGGGTGCCATTTCGCGGAAGAATGACATTCAGGGTCTGATCGAAGCCTTGTGCCTCAAACGCTGGAATTGGATGAAGACCCTGTCCACGTTCTCCACGTTCGGCAAGGGCTGGACCCGGCGCGTGATGGGCGACATCGTCGAAGGGGTGCAGGCAGGAAAAGACAACGGCGTGATTGATCGCAGTGTGTGGTTGTTCGAGGGCAAGACGGACATGGCAGCACCCAAGATGGCAGCACCCGGCAAGGCCGAGGAGGAGGATACGAAAGTCACCGTTCGCGCAGCCGAGTCTATCAATATGGACAACCTTGCGAAGATCGGTGGCGGTGTCGTTCCCGGTGCAATCGCCTCTGCTTCTGCGCTTCCTGATGGTCCTCTTCAATACGCAGCGGCGGCTATCGGAATTATCGCTGCCCTCGTGGTGGCCTTCGTGGTGGTCAAGAAGCTGGCAAAGTGATGTCAGGTGATGTCATGGACAAAAAGTCAACCCATTGTAAAGGCTGGCAGATTGTGTCCATGACATCACTTGCGCTACTGGCGGCACCTGTGCCCAAGGTGCCAGCCTTTTGCCGTATCACCCCGCTAGGGTTTTAGTATTGTAAGTATTGTCAAGTATTGTCAGAGATAAGTAAATGGTTGTAAACTAAGGCAAAACTGGTGACATCACTTACTTCAACACTGGCAATCTAAGTATTGTCAGGTAGTGTCACCAAGATATACTGTAGAAAAGGAGAACCAATGACTACCGACGTCTCGAACTACGATCATCAGATCGATCCGTTTCAGCACCAACTGAAACATCTTCAGCAGCATGTGGACGATGCTACTTGGGGTCTCCTGTGGGAGCAGGGAACCGCGAAGTCCAAGCCGGTCATCGACACTGTCGCAATCAAGTTCCGCCAAGGTGAGATCGATGGCCTGCTGGTCGTCGCCCCTCCCGGCGTTGAGCGCAACTGGAATACCGACGAACTTCCGAAACACCTGCCGCCTGATGTCGCTCTCGAAACGCGCATCCAAGTGTTCAGCACCGCTCGCAAGGCGACGCAGGCTCACAAGCGGGCGATGAACAGCCTGTTCACCCATGATGGGCTTTCGGTGCTGCTCATCAGCTACAACGGGTTCATGACCAAAGAAGGCAAGGAACTTGTCTGGAAGTTCCTCAAGACCCGCAAGGTCATGTATGCTCTCGACGAAGCTCACAATATCAAGAGCCCGAGCGCGAAGCGAACCAAGAGCATCATCGCCTCTGGGCGATACGCCAAGATGAAGCGACTGCTCACGGGAACTCCTGTCGCCATTGGGCCGTTCGATATCTACAGCCAGATCAAGTTCCTGGACGAGTATTTCTGGAAGAACCACGGTATCCACGGCTCTGTCGAATTCCGGAACTATTTCGGTGTCTGGTATACGGCCGAGCAGTGCAAACGAGATCAAGGCTACGATCCCGGCTACGACAAGCTGATCGAGTATCAGAACCTCGACAAGCTGGGGGCGTGGCTCGCTGAAATCAGCGATCGGGTGCTGAAGGACGACGTTCTCGACCTGCCGCCGAAGCTCTACTCCAAACGCTACTTCGAAATGTCGCGTGAGCAGAAGATCGCCATGGAGGAACTCCGTGAGAACCTGATGCTGGAGATCGGTGACCACGTGATCTCTGCAGAACTGCCGATCGTTGCTCTGCTGCGGTATCAGCAGATCGCCTGCAACTATGTTCCTGTCGGCGAGGACGAACCTGTCCATATGTTCTCGGACAAGAACCCTCGCATGAATGCCATGGAACAAATCCGTGATGAGACCTTCACTCCCGGCATCGTGTGGGCGCGGTTCTCGCACGATATCGATCAGCTGATGGACCTCTTGGGCAAGAAGGCTGTCCGCTATGATGGACGGGTCGATGAAGATCAAGCCGAACGGAACAAGCTCGCATTCCAGCGTGGTGATGTTCAGTGGTTCGTCGGAAATGCCCAAAAGGGAGGTTCCGGCCTGACGCTGACGCAGGCGAAGACGATGGTTTACTATTCGAATTCCTTCCGCCTGCTTGACAGGCTCCAATCTGAAGATCGCGCTCATCGTGGTGGCATGGACGAGCATCCGGTCAACTACATCGACATCATGAGCGATGCACCGATCGACGAGCATATCGTCAGCAACCTTCGTGGGAAGCGAAACGTGTCTGCAGAAATCCTCGGTGATGCTCTCAAGGAGTGGATCTGATGCTGGTGTATGCACATATTGATCCACGAACAGAGCTTCCTTTCTACATCGGAAAAGGAACACTCGAGAGAGCAAATGATTTTCGCAGGAGAAGCAATTTCTATAAGAAAATTTCTGGAAAGATATTTTCTTGTGGAATGACGCCGTTGGTCAGAATTCTTCATGATGATCTGACAGAGAATGAGGCATTCGAGAAAGAACGGATTGAAATCTCATTCTACGGTCGTAGAAATAATGGAACTGGAATTCTTGTTAATCTTACTGACGGTGGTGAGGGAGTATCTGGTTTTCAACACTCTGAAGATGCAAAACTTCGCATAGGTGCTGCAAAGAAAAATAAAACTTGGGGAGAAATCTCTGAGAGACGGAAACCTAAACCCGCAATGTCTTCTGAAACAATTGAGAAGATGCAGAGGTCAAGGGCTGCGTTTGTAAAAAGACAAGCCCAACAGTATCTGGAGGGCAGATCATGACAGTCTACGCAGTCCAGCAACAGATGAGATTCGATCAGACGAGCAAGGAACTCGTCCCCCGTTTCACGTCGATCAACAAGGCCCTTCGCTGGGGGGCCATCATCTATCTCCTGTCGCCTTCCGCGAACCCGTTCAACCCCGAGCTTGTCTTGGGCGATATGCACGAGAAGCTGAAGAACTTCAGTGACAAGGACCACCTTCTGCTGATCGGAAATCCTGGTCTTATCGGAATGGCAACCACGATTGCCGCTCACTACAATGAAGGAAACGTGCGTCTTCTTCAATGGAGTGGACGACATAACGAGTATACGGAGATTGTCGCCAGGATATATTGAACTTGTCTTTTGGGCGCTGCCGGGGCATACTGGCTAGGCTGATAAGGGGGTCCACACCATGCAAGATGACTACGCTGCATTCCGCGACGACAAGGCTTCCGACAATCTGACTGCTGTATTGCGCACGTTGGCGGACGAGCTCGAAGCGGCCGATGCAGAGGTAGCCGCTGCTGAGGCGGCGCTGGAAGAGGCCAAGGCCAAGCGCAAGGACATCGCTGAGGTCCGCTTGCCGCAGGCCACGGATGGCATGGAGGGCAAGTTCAACCTTGGCGATGGGCGCGAGCTACAGGTCAAGGAGGAGATCAGGTCCAGCATCGCTGGTGAGAAGCGTGAGCCTGCGATCAAGTGGCTCGATGAAAATGGCTACGGCCACATCGTGAAGCGTGAAGTTTCCTTCGAGTTCCCCAAAGGAGACGAGAAGCGCTGCAAGAAGTTCATCGAAATGATCGGCACACTTCAGCTCGGCCCTCTGGTCATGAAGTCCAACTACACGGTCCACCACGCCACCCTGAACTCCTGGGTGAAAGAGCAGCTTGGCGAAGGCGTCGACTTGCCGACTGACACGTTCGGCATTTTCCGGCAGCGCACCGCCAAGATCAAGGAGCTCGACTGACAGTTCCCGTCACCTGGGACAATGGTGAGCTGACCGCTGGTCAATCAACTATAGCCGAAAGGAGCCATCATGGCTGGCAAAGAAGTAGCGACCACGAAAGGCACCGAAGTCGCGCAGTCGTTCGACTACGGTGAATATGCCCACGCGGGCTTCGAA